GGGGCATGTGGATGGTTTTGGCGGTGCGGATGCCGTCGGGGCGGATGGGGTCGGTGGAGTTCGACTGGCTGCCGTCCTGTATGAGCACGTCGTCCACCTGTTCCTCGCGGGTGTTCCAGATGATTCCGCCGCCGGGGTCCTCGCCGGCTTTGACGCGGTGGATGAGGGTGATGGTCTCGCCTCTCATGCCGCGCCTCCGGCCATGTCGTAGGCCCATGCCTCGCCGTCGCCGCCCAAGGCTTCCTTCTCGCTCGTGGTGAGGTAGAGGTCGCCGGCGGGGTTGGCGTAGCTCAGGCTTTCGCTGTAGCTGCCGGCCGTCTGGGTGGATTGGGTGACGCCCGACATGTCGGGGCCGGCCTGCATGGCTCGTTTGACGGCCATGCAGGCGATGCGATTCAACGTGGCGGGCTTGGCGGCGGGCCAGCGCGGGCAGGTGGTGCGGATCAGGTCGGATGCGTCCGCGAGCAGCGCTTCGGCGCGGTTGTGTTCCTCGCCGGTGAGCGCGTGCCAGCGTGCTTCGAGGTCTCCGACCTGCGCGAACGGCTCGCCGTCATCCACGGCACTATCGCCGCCCGTGCCGCCATCGGTCTGATTGCCGGACAGGTTGAACGGTTGGAGTGGGTAGCCGTCCATATTGCCTCCCTTTAGGCGAGCACGCCGGCGGCCTTGAGCTTGGTCAGTGTGGAGTTGACCTTCGCGATGATGGCCGCCGAGTCGGCGTCGGCCGCGAGCTGCGGTTCGGCCGCCTGCTGGAGCACGCCGCCGCGAGCGCTGGTTGTCGGCGCGGGCGGGGCGAATGTGCTGGGCTTGCCGGTGATCGCGCTCCATGCGGGGGCTGCGGCCGGGTAGGTGGACGGTTTGCCGGTGATGGCAGACCATGCGATGGTCGCGACGCCTTCGGCGAAGGGCGTGCCGTCGGGCTTGACCAGACGCACGGGAATGGACAGGCCGGTCTCGTCGGCCTCGTCGTGTTCCTGCACTACGAGCGTCTGGGTGAGGGGCGCTGCCATTACTTGCTCGCCTTGACGGAGGATGTGGACTTCTTGAGCACGGCGATGCCCTTGGGGTCGAGGATCGCGTAGGAGTACATGGCCTCGGTGCGGTAGGCGATCTGGTTGACGCCCTTGAGGTCCTTGCCGGTGTTGTCGGGGTCGCCGTATTCGATGATCTCGCTCCAGATGTCGCGTACCATGCCCCACTTGATGAGGCGGAAGTCGCCGAGGAAGGCGAGGATGCCGGTCGCCGGGGTGACGAGCCGGCCGTTGACCGTGCCGGACGTGGCGGCCGGGATGCCGTCGAGGTTGCCGACCTGAAGGTTGATCGGGATTTCCGGGTAGAAGCGCTGGCCGGTGGAGGGCACGCGAATCTTGCGCAGCTCGTTCGCCATGGTCTTGGACAGGGCGATGCCGTTGATGTCGTACTCGTCGCTGACGGCCTCGGCGAGGCTGTCGATGTCGGCGACGCGGTCGTCGGTGGCCGGCACGCTGACCGCGGTTTTGGCGAGCGCGTTGAAGCCTTCGAGGGTCGTTTTCTTCTTGGGGTCGAAGGCGTGGTAGATGACGTAGTCGAGGACGCGGCCCATTGCGGCGGCCTGATCGGCCTGAATCTTGCTGATGATTTCCAGTTTGGCGTCGTCGTCGGCCCACTGGAGCTCGTTGCTGACGCGGGTGGTGGTCTGCACCTTGAAGCGTTTGCCGACGACCGGGGTGAGGGTTTCCTCGTAGCTGGACTTCTGTGCGCCTTCGGCGACGACCTCGGCTTCGCTGTTGCCGGTGAAGACCATGTAGTCCTTGTCGAGGAAGAGCTGGGGTTCGCTCGGGGACAGCGCGGCGATGGTGCTGGTGTCCTTGGCGCGCTTGGTGATGACGGTGGCTACTTCCTTGGGGAGCAGCACCTTGCTGGTGTCGAGTGCCATGATGATGGTTTCCTTTCAGATGAGGAGGTGTTGGCCGGTTAGAGGCCGAGGTTGCGCAGGTAGTTGACCATGCTCTCGTTCGGGCCTTTGCCGGACGGCTGGCGGTCCGCGCCGTGCACGGCCGGGGCCTTGGGTTTGGGGTTGAGCAGCTCGTGGATGCGCTTGGCGTGCGATTGCATGGCTTCGAGGCTGTCGCCTTCGATCACGTCGGCGGGTACGCCGGTCTCGGCCGACACCTGCGCCTTCCACTCGGCCCGCTGCTTGGCGGTTTCGTAGGAGGCGACCTTGTCTTCGAGTTCCTTGACGTGTTTGGCGGCCTTTTCCTGTTCGGTCATGCTCGCTTCCTTGAGCTTTTCCAGCTCTTCGGCAGCGTTCTTGTTGGCCTTCGCTTTCTTTTCCCAGTCGCGCGAGTGTCGGATGGCGTCGTTGTACTTGGCTTGCCAGTCGATGTCCTGCTGGGTCTCGTTCTGATCTTCGGCGTCCGAGTCTCCGCCGGGGTCGGACGGCGCGTCGATGAGGCGGATGTGCTTGGGCCACTGGTGGTGGAACATGGTTGCGTCCTTTCTGGATGTGCGCCCTTTTCAGGCATTAAAAAAGCCACCCGTGCGGATGGCTAAAACTTGTGTGCCCGTCTTCGGGCATGAAAAAAGCCACCCGCATGAGGGTGGCTTGAATGGGCCGGCGCTATGTCGTCTGGGCCAGTTCCTTGTCGAGGGCCGGAGCGTATTCGTCCTTGTCCTCGTCTTCGAGCAGTCCGAAGGCGTCGAGCAGGGGTTCTTGCGGCACGGTTACGTGGTTTTCGAGGATCGCGGCGATGAGCCAGCTCAGGGCGTAGTACTGTTCGCCGGCGGCTAGGCCGTAATCCAGTTCCTCGGCTTCCTCAAGGACGTCGCAGTATGGCCTCAGCCGCCGGTATGCGGCTTCGCATTGCGAATCTGTTGCCATAGCTTCTCCTTTTGCTGCGGCACGACTGGGTGTGCCGTGTGGACGGTGAACCGGCCGCCGGTGTTTCTGGTTTTCTGGAGCCATACGCGGATGATCTCGTCTTCAACTATCTTATACAGGGTTTGACGTTCCCCGCCACCAGGTATGACGAGATCGGGAGCCACGACGGTCTCCTCGACGGCCCACTTGATTTTCTTCTCGTCCCATTCCTTCGGAAAATGGGTCTTGCCGGGTACTGTCGCGTCGGGACCGTGGTTCTCGAAGACATGATCCCATGTTTTCGCCCGTGGCTGGATGACCTCGGCGGGCCATTCGGCCGATAGTTCGAACACCCCAGAGGTGAGCTCGTCGGGAAACATGTGGTTCATGGTCTTCATTACGGCATTGGTTTCCGAAGTGCCAGCTCGTGATTTCGCGGCCTTGTACATGCGCTTGAGCTTGTCGGGGTCGTAGCCGTCGAGTTTGGTCTCTCCCCATGATGGGACGATCTTGCAGTCGCAGTCGTGGTGGTATTTGTTCCATTTGCCGGCGGTGTCCTCGCTGGCGTACACGAAGCCTCGGGAGGCGAGCATGGCGCAGAACGCGCAGGTCTTGCCTTGGGGGACTCGCGCGTATTTGGGGCGGGTGGGGTCGTTTTTGGCGGTGAAGCGTCCGGTGAGGCGTGCGGTCTCGTTGATGATGTCCTTGGCGAGGCGTGCCCAGTCGTCTTCGGTGTAGCCTTGCGTGTTGACGGCCCAGAGGTGGTCCATGGTCAGGCCGGCTTTGCTGCGGCCGTTGATGACGTCGGTGAATTTCGCGCCGACGTGCATGGTGTTGTTGTAGCCGCCGACGATCTGCCAGAAGGCGCGGTCTGAGCTGACCTGCGCCTCCTTGTAGTCGGGCATGGTGATGCCGGCGGCTTCGGCCCATGCGGCTCGCACGTTCCTGTAGTAGTCCTGTGCGATGAGGTTGGCCTTGCGCGCGTATTCCTCCAGTTGGAGGCGGGCTTGGCCGGTGGGGTCGTCGTCGAGGTAGAGGCTGTTGGGCACCATCGTCTTGGCTTCGATGATGAGGTCGGACAGTTCGTCCTGGTAGTCGTCCCACAGGTCGTTGAGGTGGCTGTTGAACGCTTTACGCTGCGCCGGGCTGAGGTTGCTCGGCGGCAGGCTGTTGCTGTCCATTCTCGGCCTCCGTTCCGGTGGCGGTCTGATCGGCGGCGTGCAGGCGGGCGCGTAGCGTGTCCACGGCCGCTTCGGTGCGTTTCTGCTTCTCGTAGGCCCGGTGGGCTTTGATCTCGTCCAATGTCAGGCCGGCGCGGGTGAGTCCCACGTCGCTGTCGGCGAAGTCGGGGTTGGTGGATGCGACCTTCTGGTACCAGTCGGCGCGGGCGGCGTCGCTGGTTTCCTTGACCGGTGCCCAGATGGGGCGCAGTTCGCGCAATGCGTCGGGGTCTGCGCCCTGATAGGCCAGTGCGATGCTCATGGCTTCCTTCAACGCGCGGCCGAAGCGTTTGTTTTGCCGGTCGGCGGTGCGGGACAGTTTGCGTTCGGCTTCGGCCATCGCCTCGGCCGAGGCGGGGTTGTCCATGGTGATGCCGAGGTCGTTGACGGGGATGTCGGTTTCCGAGCTGACCATGAGGGCGATGGTGCGCAGCATGTCGGCGTGCGGGGTCATGGATGCCTGCTGGAGCTGCTGCATGGTGGGCTTGTCGCCGTTCTTGTTGGCGGGCATGCCGTTCATGACGCTCACGATGCTGCTCCATGTGTCGTCGGTGAACTTCTTCGACGCTCCGATGAACCACACGCGGGGGGCTGCATAGAATTCGGCGGTGGCCTCCATGCGCACCATGGTTCGCAGGCCGAAGTCGGTCAGGTTCATGAGCGTGCGGGTGATGCGGCTGTTGCCCAGCGGATGGTAGGACTGGGCGTCGTTGACGAGGGGCACGACGCTTGGCCGGTCGAGGTGGGTTTCGATCGTCCGCGCCGTCCACTGGCCTTCGCTGTCGTCGATTTCGTAGACCTTGCCGGGCAGCCATGCGGTGAACGCGGTGATGCGCCCGGTTCTGTCGTCCTTGTCGGTGATGGTCAAGGCCGAGCCGAGGCGGCGGCGTCGGCGGTCCCAGATGCCCGCGCTCCAGTCGGCCGAGCGGGGCAGCATGAGGATGCGGCCGGGTTCGTCGGGGTCTTCGTACACGGTGATGAAGCTGCATCCGTGGATGTAGGCGCTGGTGATCGCCTCGGAGACGTCGGTGTCCCATGCGTTGTCGTCCACGAGTTCGTCCACCTGCGCCTGCAGCGGGTCGGGCGCGTCGAAGCCCTCGAACACGTTGAGGTCGGCGAGCGCTCGGACTGCTTTGTTGGGCCATCCGATCATCGGTTTGGCGAGGGCGCGCATTTGTTTGGGGATGCTGTAGGCGACGCCGTTGTATCGGTATCGGGCTTGGTAGTATTCGGCTCTCAGCATGTTGCGCGCGTAGTGGTCGCGCCATGTTGTGAGGAGTTTTTGGATGGTGGGCATGTCGTCGTCTTCGACGCCTTTGATGCGGGTGATGTTGGCGGATTGGACGGCGAGGTAGGCGTCTTGTGTGGCTGGGTTGGTGATGGCGACGCCGTTGTGGTCGGTGGCGGGCATTAGAACCATGTCTCCGTTTCTTGGGTGGGGTCTCTTCTGGTGGTCATGGCCCCGTGGAGGGCGAGGGTGACGGCGTTGAGTGGGCTGATGTCGGTGTCGTCGTCGGGTCGGTTCCATCCGAAGAGGCCGTTTTTGCCGATGGGG